AGTTATATCATTAGGGTCTTCTATAACATCAACACTAAAACCTGGAAGATATAGTTATGATATTTTAATTGATGATGGTATGAAAAAAAAGAGAGTTGTTGAAGGTAGTGCCCTAGTTACTGCTGGAGTTACCACTTAAAGAAAATGTCTGAAATTAAAGTAAGAGTAGGATCTGAAAATAAAATACGAGTTATTCCATCTATTGGTGCCGCAACTTTAGGGGCATTAAATGATGTAGATACTTCAAATTTAGGTAATGGGTATATTTTAGTTTATGACAATAATACAAATAAATGGACTGCTACCAATATCCTCACTCCAGGAGAGGAACAAAATCTAATTATCAATGGAGGTAACTTCTAATGGCAAGTTTCATTAAAATCAAGCGTTCTACGGGAACTCTTGCCCCAGCTTCAATACAATATGGGGAACTTGCTTATACTACTGGGGTAGGAACACACGGAAATGGTGGCGGAAAACTATTCGTAGGTGACAATGTTCCAAATGCGGTAGCAGTTGGAGGTAGATATTATACAGATTTACTTTCTATTGCTCCAGGACTAGTAGCGGGACAAACAAATCCAACAACAGCTGCAAATGGATTTGTTGCTATTTTAGATCAAAATAGAAAAGTAGATCAGTGGAATGTAGATAATTTAACTTTAGATTTAAATACCCTATCCTCAACTAATGTCGATGGGGACATAATATTTGATCCGAATGGTTCTGGTGAGGTATTGATACCTGATGATACATACTTAACTTTTGGTACAAGTAAAGATACTAAAATAAGATATGATGAAGCTACAGATGATAGACTAGAAGTCACTGGTGCAGATTGGAACTTTGCAAATGGAGTTGCAATAAGCATAAGTGATACTACACAATCTACCACAACATCAACTGGAGCCCTCATAGTCACAGGTGGAGTGGGGATTGGATCTAGATTGAATGTTGTAGGAGATGTAGACTTTGATGGAGACCTCAATATTGACGGTGGAGATGTTACTACCAATCAGTCTACATTTAACTTATTAAACCAGAATGCAACTAATATAACTGCATTCTATGCGGCATCCTCAATAGGGATAGGAAGCATATCTAATACATCTACGGTAACAGTTAGATCTACTCAAAATACATCATCCACTTCAACTGGTGCATTGGTAGTGTCTGGTGGTGTTGGCATATCAAGTGATTTGAGAATAGGTGGAGACTTCTATTCATCTGGTTCTCAGACGATAAACACCCTCAATGTAACTGGCAATACAAACCTTGGTAATGGTCCAACCGATCAAGTAACTATAGTTGGTAATGTGTACCACACTGGGGTCTCTACTAACATTGGAGGGATTTTTGTAGATGCAATTGGCATAAGTTCAAATATAATTCAAACCCGTCCAGGAACGGGAGATAGGCTATTCATTGACCCATATCCAGATGGATTAAATAATGAAGGTACTGTAATCATAAAAGGAGATCTTCAGGTTGATGGAACTACTACTACAGTAAATTCTATAACTGTTACTAGCAATAACCCAATCTATGTTGTGGGAGATAATGCTACAACTAGAACAGTTGTGGTAACTGTTGCAAGTGGCAATCAACTTACATTAGATAGTGTTGCTGGAATTAGTACTAGTGATGTTGTCACTGGAACTAATATACCTTCAAATACTGTTATTTCTGGAATTAATGGCGGAACTAAAGTAATAACATTATCAAATTCTATAACTGGAACAATTAATTCGGCATCACAGATTACTATATCTCAGGGTATAGATACAAATGATGACAGGGGCATAGCATTTAAATATGTGTCATCTGGTATAGGAACTGAAGCAGTAGTTAAGACTGGCTTCTTTGGATACGTAGACAGTACATTAAGATGGACCTATGTACCAGATGCTGGGATTGGAGGCAACGTTGTTACAGGAACAAAAGGATTCTTAGACATCAAGGGAATTTATTATCAAGCTGGAGACTTTTCCACCAATGGAATCAATTATTTTGACACTAACGGGCTGATGAAATCTACAGTTGCTCCAGGTGCAGGAATTAATACATCCAACTATATACTTACAACCGATGCTTCTGGTGTCCCAACCTGGACTGATACTATAGACGGAGGAACATTCTAACTATGAATGATATTGATGTGAATATATTAATTCAGAATTATCATAATAAAATTTCTACATTATACAATCAAAATATATTATTGGAGACTAAACTTCAATCAATGTCTCAAGATTTCAATAAAGAAAAAGAAATATTAATAATGAAAAATCTTGAGCTTCAAACTGAAAATGATAATTACAAAAAAACTGCGACTGTAAAAAAACAAACTTCTAAATTTACAAATGCAGAGGTAGAATAATGTCACAACCATCATCCAGACAAGAATTGTTAGATTACTGTTTAAGAAAACTTGGTTATCCAGTATTGGAAATCAATGTAGATGAAGATCAACTGAATGACAGATTGGATGATGCGCTTCAATATTTTCAAGAAAGACATTTTGATAGTATTGAAAGAGTATTTTTGAAGCATAAATTGCTACCAAATGAATTAGATATAATAAGAAATCAACCCGCGTACACTACTGGGACGGCTGTTAGTGGAATTACTTCTGCTATTTTAGAGCAACCTCAAAATTATATTCCCCTGCCAGATAGTGTAGTTGGAGTGAATATGGTATTTAAAACAGATGCCACTACAATATCTGGAGGAATGTTTAATATAAAATATCAAATGTTTTTGAATGATTTATATTATTATGGGGCGTTGGATATATTAAATTATGCAATGACTAAACAATATCTTCAAGATATTAGTTATATAATGACCCCAGACGTTCAACTAAGATTTAATAAGAAACAGCATAGGTTATATTTGGATATCGATTGGGCGATGATTTCTGATGATACATACATAATACTAGATTGTTATAGAATTGTAGACCCTGCAGATTTTCCTGCGGTGTATAATGATTATTGGTTGAAAAAATATTTAACTGCTTCTATTAAGAGACAGTGGGGACAAAATTTAACAAAATTTAATGGAGTTCAACTTCCAGGTGGAATTACACTCAATGGAGATAAAATATACGCAGATGCAGAAAGAGAATTAGAAGAAGTTGAAAGACAATTGAGAGATGAGTATGAGCTTCCACCGATAGGACTTACTGGGTAAAATCCAATGCCACTAAATCCATATTTTATAAACGGAACCAGTTCCGAGCAAAGACTAATTCAAGATTTAGTCAACGAACAACTTAAAATGTTCGGCCAAGATGTGGTATATATGCCTCGTAAATTTATAACAGAAAAAAAAATTATAAAGGAATTGTTGGTTTCAAAATTTGATGACAGTTTTCATCTAGAGGCATACATAGCCACTGCAGATGGATTTGGGGGTCAAGGAGATATTCTCTCTAAATTTGGTGTTAGAAGTACTGATGAAATAACATTAATAATTTCTAAAGAGAGGTTTGAAGACTTTATATCTCCATTTATTCAGGAACAAATAGATATAAAACTAACAATTAGACCACAAGAAGGAGATTTAATTTACTTTCCATTGGATAATGCATTATTTGAAATAAAATATGTCGAGGGGAAGAGACCATTCTACCAACTTAATAATTTATACGTATATGAACTAAAATGTGAACTATTTGAATATGAAGATGAAGTTATTGATACTGGATTGGGTCATATTGACGAGACAATAAAAGATTTTGGATATATTATGACCTTAAATATGGTAAATTCTTCTGCAGCAACTTCAAATGCCTCTGTAGAATTATCGATAAATCAAAGTAATACTCAAAATGGTAAGTCAATTTCATATATTGACATTATAAATGGCGGGTATGGATACAAATCAACGCCTGAAGTAATTATAGAAAAAGCTCCACCTGGAGGAGTTACTGCTACCGCAGTAGCAATATTGACTACAAGAAATAATCAATCTACAGTAAGCGAGATATTGGTTATAAATTCTGGTATAGGGTACACCGAGCCGCCGAAAATTACAATAATATCTTCTACTGGATCTGGATTTATTGCAACATCTATTATCAATGACGGAGTGTTGGGACCAGTATCAATATTGGATGCTGGGGTAGGATATTCAACTCCACCTATAGTGAGTATTTCTACATCTCCAACTGGAGAAAATGCAGTGGCAATTTCTGTACTTAGTTCGTCGGGTGCAGTAGCTCAAATTAGATATATAACTGCTGGGGCCGGATATACCGGAAATCCAAATATAATTGTATCTTCACCACTTGGAATTTCTACTGGTAATTATATTTACAATGAAGTTGTTATTGGTTCAGTATCAGGAACTAATGCATATGTAAAAGATTGGGACTATGACACAAGAATTCTTAAAGTTGGCATTATAGATGGTAATTTTGCATTAGGAGAAATTGTAGTTGGCGTTGCTGCTACATATAAAGTTTTTAGTATAGAAACCGACGACATTTATGATGCATATGCTTCAAATGAAGAGATACAGGAAGTTTCCAATCAAGTATTAGACTTTTCCGAAAGCAATCCGTTTGGAGAATTCTAAATATAGTATGGAAGGTGTATTAAGATGAACGGTAAATTTTATTATCACGAAATAATAAGAAGAACATCTGCAGCATTTGGCACGATGTTTAATAATATCTATATACGCCATCAAGATGGTGAAGGGGAAGATTTTAGCTATATAAAAGTTCCAATTGCATATGGTCCAATTCAAAAGTTTCTAGCTAGAGTAGAGCAGAAACAAGATTTGCGAAATCGGACTGCCATAACATTACCAAGAATGTCTTTTGAAATAGGACAATTAGGTTATGATAGTGCTAGAAAATCATCAACTCTACAAACATTTAATGCTACAGTAGGTCCAAATAATACTCCAAGGCAATTATATATGCCTGTACCATACAATCTGCCATTTGAACTTACAATAGCCACAAAATATAATGATGATATGTTCCAGATCGTAGAGCAAATATTACCATATTTTAGACCAGAATTCAATCTAACTATAAATTTATCGTCAACTCTAGGTGAAAAGAGGGATGTACCTTTAGTTCTACAAAGCATATCTCCATTTCAAGATGATTATGAAGGAAATTTTGATACTCGTAGGTTTATTACTACAACATTAAATTTTGTTGCCAAAATATTTTTCTTTGGTCCAGTTGATACCGATGACAATGGTAATATTATCAAAAGAGTTCAAGTTGATTATTACACCGATACTAATAGAAAGAATGCTTCTCGTCAACGTCGGTATGTAGTAACACCTAGAGCGGTAGACGATTATGATACTGACGAAACTACTACAATATCACAAGACATCAATGATAAAATAACTAAATTTACAGTTTCAGATTCCACATCATTAGAGCCCAATAGTTACATACAAATTAACAGTGAAAATATGTATATAAAATCTATAGATGGAAATGAACTACAGGTAATAAGAGGCCAAGATGGTACTGAAGTAGTTACGCATCAAGAGGGAGATACTATCGATGTTATAAATTTTGTAGATGATGAACTCATTCAACCTGGAGATGATTTTAATTTTAATGAGGAAACCTTTGATTTTGGTGATGGGTTAATTTATAGTCCAAGAAAAGGTATAGATGTATGAAAAGAAATTTTGATCCAATAGATGAAGCATTAGAAATTGAAGCAGATGTAGAAACTATTTCA